GTTTCTTTTTACAAAACCAATAGATGTGCTCTGTGCATGGCACAAGTACATCATTCCTGATATTTGGTGAGTTGCGTCTATCCCAGATGATAAGTTGATAGAGTTGAACATCACTCTGACTGATGAAATCTGTTGGTAGATAACATCTATTCTTGTATCGTCTTGGTTTATGATTAAAGAAAATAGAACCCTCTGGTTTAATCACACGATGACATTGATTTAAAAACTCTATCATCCATGCCTGATATTGATCTTCAGGCATATCATCACCATAAGTATTGTAATCTATCTGAAACTTACCCCAAATTTGATTGCCTGGTTTAACATTACCAAGCAAACCTTTCTTATTGTATGGAGGAGATGTGACGATACAATCAACGGAATTATCTTCCATCTCCTTCATACCTTCAATACAATCTTTATTGATAATCATACAAACAGGTTGCGATGGATGTGCCACAGAACATTGTAACGATTGCTCAGTTTCTTTTTACCTTCTCGTTGGAAGTGAAAGTAACTCTTACCCTCGGCATTTTTTAAGTGAATACCACCACGAAGAAACACCCATTGAGCATCTTTAATTTTATCACAAATTTGTTGATAAGTCAACTCTAACTCTTCATCTGTCTTTGTATTTTTAATTACAACGGAGGTAATATCATACCCATTGCGAATAATAAGATCAACAATTCTTTCTTTATTTGTATCAAGAAATTTTTTGAAAGCATTAACCTGCACAGAATCAATCTGTTTAATCGTGCGACGATCTTTTCCGTTGTAATTGTAACCCTCACTACCACAGAAATGTGCAATGAACTCAGCAGCATCACCACTGATGTTCAACATCTTGATAAAATGTTTCTGTGTTGTGAGATGAACCTGTGTAGAAGATCCTGACATGTTCTTGATGCTCTTATTGTTGACACCATCAGTGCCATCAATTTTAGTTCGTGAACCACCAATTTGTGTCAGACCGTGAGCATCACAAACTTCTTTCTCCTTAATGTCAGAATACTCTTCACGAATCTTGTAACCTTGTTCGGCAGTGAGAGGCATCTTGGGTTCCTTTGACTCTTTTAATATACAGAGGATCTGCTCCAATGGAGAGAACAGTGGACACTTTGACCAACTGGCACACTACCCCCAGTGATTCATATATTCTTTAAGAGAATATATTTCATCGGTGCATGTCCCTTCGATCAGATCTTCATCGGATAAAGTATGCAACCACTCGAAATGTTCCTCTGCTGTCATATCTTCAAATGGTTCATAATCATCGTGGATTAGATACTCATACTCTCTTTGAAGTGCATCAATTAGTTGTTCTCTGGTGCAATTCATCGTTTGATCTCTGAAATTGCAGGTTGACCTTGATTAAACACGACATCAACAACTGCCTGAACTTTACGGGCAGTGCTGATACCAACGGAGTCATAAGTTGGGATGCAAACAAGACCAAACGTCTTGGTATCTGCACCCAAACGAATCACACGACCAATAGACTGACTGATACCAATGTAATCCATGTTACGCATGAAGATGACTGCTTCCAGTCCATTGACGTTGATACCTTCCGACAGAATACTGTGGTGAATCACAACAAACTTCTTAGAAGAATCCTTGCCCCAAGCATTGAGAGTCTCAAAGAATTGCTCACGATTGACCTTCTTACCATCAATAATTGCACCAGTCTTGGATGTAATCGTCATCCAAGAATAACCACGTTGTGCAAGTTGAACACAAAAGTCAGAGTTGCTGATCAGTCCAATGATTTGCTTGGTAGTACGTGCACAGATCAAAGTCTTGTCGATGTTGTTGTCATCAATCGTTTCCAATAGGTTGACACTATCCTCTGCCCACATTACTTTGCGACCTTTGATCAAAGGCAGTTGCTTGACTACAACTTTGGGAGGAAGAATGTAACCCTGTTCGACAAGTTCAGGAGCAGGAACATTACACAGCACTTGACCATAAACATCTCCCCAGTTCATGCCTGGTTTCTTAGGAGTGAGAGAATGTTTGGGAGTTGCAGTGTAGAAGTAGCAACGATCTGCTGCACCAGCAAAGAACTCAGTAGCACCGAAGAAGTTCTTCTTCACGGAATTGTGTGCTTCATCAAAGTAAATGGTATTCACTTCAATATCTGCTTGACGAACACGATCAAGAGAATTGTAAGTGGTGAAGATGATTACATTCTCACCAGCAGTTCTTGCAGTGTTAGCAAACAGGTGAATCTGTTCGGGTTTAGTAGAAGAATAATGGTGTGTCTCACCACTATGAACATGCATCACATGAGTATAGGTAGTATCAATAATCTCCAAAAACTCAGAGCACAGTTGTTCTGCCAAAAGAATACGAGGAGCAACAACAACTGTGGTTGTGCCATTGTTGATACGATCATGACGATCTTTAGTATCAACAATCATAGTCAATGTTTTACCACCACCAGTAGGGACAACAATTTGACCCTTAGCATAAGCAAGCATACGATCAAGGATGCGTTGTTGATGTGGTCGAAGAGTCAGCATCAAGTTCAAATCAATGAAGTAATCATATCAGGAATCTGGTCCTGAGGCAAGAGTGTGTGCCAGTTGATAAAGTGTCAACTGATTAGAATAAAAGGTGCTACTGTTACTTGTGCAAGTCTATTTTTATTATTATTTGACTTAAAAGTTTTAACAAAAGCATTTTCGGTCAAAGTGTTTTTATTTGTAAAAAACACTTTTGCCCCTTTTTTAGACATTAAACCATATAATGTTAAAGATATTTGTTTCTTAAAGAATATTTTTAAGTTTTCTTTTTGTCTAGTAAACATCCACAATCCCTGAATATGCACATAGTTATTATGAAGCACCTTATTTACTCCTTGTCCAGTAACTTTAAAACTTTTCTTATCCAAATCTTTATAAGCACTGGATTGACTGTTTAAAGTCCTATTCGTGCATAATTTTATTACGGCAATTCTATATTCTTGGAAAGAATCTTTTCTATTTCTTGTGGCAGAATCGTATTGTTCGCAAAAATTTTTAATAATTTCATTATCTGAGTTATCATATAAAACTAATACATTTTTCTTCACAACTGCCATTGCTTTATTATATTGTTGTTTGAGATTATTTGGAACTGCCGTCACAGCAAACTTAAATGCCTTTTCCCTAATTTTTACAATTTCATTAATCATTGTATTATATTGTGGATATTTTTGAAGCACAGGTAGACTAACTGCATAACTTGATCCCCCAACAAATCCTAATTGATCTGCCTCTGTCGCATTAAATCCAGTTCTTCCAATTTGCAGTTTTATATTTACGTTTTCTTTGCCTATATTTACAGATTTATAATTTAATTTATATTTCACATCAAAAGTTGTTCTTGGAACATTTGATGGAAGAATTTCAATAATTTCTACCATATCATGAATCAATTTAGCAAGATCTTTTCTGTCAAATTTTGGATCAGATATTCTTGCAAGAAATTCGGTATAAGGATCTAAGTATAACTCCAATCCATCTTTAGCACCTTCAACTGTCCCAACTATTTTTATATTTGCTTTTCTCTTTGGTGGAATTTTTTTTAATGAAATACCAACCATTTCTTTATCTTTAAAGTATCTATTTGTCAATGTTCTGTAAGTATTTTTACCAGTTGTTCCATATGCAAGATTATTCAAAATAGTCATGTTATCTACGTTTGTTCCAGCAATATTGTCGTTAAAAACTTTTTTAATTTCATTAATACGACTCTTTTTTACCAAAATGATATCTACTGATGATAAAATATCAGATCCAACATCTTTCGAAAGATTTAAAGCGGTAATTGTTTTATTTAAAGAGTCGTCTTTAACTACTTTCATAAAATCTGATGCTTGATCAAATATTTTATATTGAGATAAAGATCCTCCTATGATTGGAGTTATTTTTAAACTTTCTGCTGTTGCGTATGCAGAGTATATTTCATCATCTAATTTATTTGGTTCTTCATTTAATTCAGGAACTTTAAATTTTTTGCAATATTCACTTGCTAATGTTCCATTTGGAAATAATTGTTTATATTTAGTTTTCCATCCAGATGAGGGAGGTTTGAGAGCATTTTCTATATCTACTTTTCCTTGCAAAATGTCATCAGAGGTATAAGATCTGGAAAATTTGAATTGACGAATTCTTTCATAATAGAAAGAACTTTCTAAATTTGAATTATACTTATTTAAACCAGATCTATCATTATCAAAATAATACTTATATACAATATTAGAAAATTCTTCAATACTAGAACCACTTGCAGAAAAGTAACTGATTGCAAAAGAAGTTAGTGCTTCTCTTGGTGTAGTTTGTGCCATAACACTTTTTCTAAGTATTTAGATTAGACACTAAAAAGCACAGAGAGACCTCCAGGAGACCCTCTGTGCCACTTGTTCAATCGTCCAGGTCTTCTTGTGCCTTTTTAGTCACTTTGGGACCAACTTGAACCAAACCGTTGTCGTAAAAGTATTTGACACGTTCCCGACGTGCTTGCAAGAGAATATCATATTCTTCTTGCTGTTCTTTAGTGAGTCGGAAATCTTGCTGCCTCCACTTCTCACGAAGTTCTTTGAGATGAGGCAGGACATTAACAGTGGAGGTGGGAGGATTCATTAGATCAGTAATCAATGTTGGACTTGAGGTATTCGTTCATGCCGAAGTCTTGTTCTTCTTCAATCAAGTCTGCGAGATCTTCACAGACATAATCAAAGTTGACCAGTTCTTCAATTTGTTGATCGTTGATGAAATAATCCATAGGTGTCAGTTGTTTGACTCTTTTAATATACAGGAATCGGGGGGCAGTGGTCAAATCAGTGGACAGTGATCTGAGTGTCCACTGCATCCAGGTTTTTCTTTACATGTTCTTCCCAGAAGATTGCGTCTTCAATCTTTAGAAAGGTTGCTGTCTGTTTGGCATAACCTTTCTTCTTTGGTTTGAGATAGTTCACTCGGTACATCATTCCAGTGTCGAATTACTCCAGAAACAATAAAACAGTTAGTAATGAGATAAGTGAGGAATATAACAGTCCGTACAATAGCAACGACATCTGATTCTTTGTCATCTTTACTTGCCTTCTCTCCTATTGCCTTTGCCCACCATCGCCATGCATTTTTTCTTTTTGTCATTTCCGACCCTCTCTATCAACCACCGTCCACAATGTTCTTGTGCTTATTTGCTTTTTACTTGCTA